ATGCTTAATATGAGACTTACTGATTTTACAATTATGGAGAATAATGATAGAATAAACTATGAGCTCTTCACTGCTTTATGCTCTAGAGAGCCGGAAGAAGAAATAAGGAAAAGATTCGAAGAAATCATGGCAGCAGCGAGAGATTTAGAGATAGAGATTCCTCCGGGAGATGTTGAACGGGGGATGGAGATAAGTCATCGGATAAAAGACCTAGATGAAGAAGATAATGAACCTGTTTCCTATATGCCGTATTTATGCGAAATGGAAGTTGGACAAATACTCTGTCATGATGACTTACAATTTGAGGCGCTCCCTCCTGTGGATATAAGCGGACACATACACTTACTGGTAGATGTTGCCATGCAGGAAAGAGATTATCATGATGTACTCGTAGTACGTCGCTTCTTGGAGACCTTTAACAGAATAGACAATCATTTGGTTGAAGCTGAACTTCCTAGGCTTGATGCCTATATCGCCACTCTGGATGGCTATTATGAATACCTAGAGCAAAGGAATAGAAAACCATTGAAAAATGGTACCAGAATCGGCCGAAAAAAAGAATACCTTTTTGTGTCTGATGAAGCATCTTCTTTAAAAGATGAAGAGACGACCGCCGAGCAAGCCTCTTCATTTATAGATTTTCTCACCCTAAATAGCCTAGATTCATTGTGTACCAGTGCAAGCAAGTCTTCACCATTGAATATCGCAATATATGCGTTTATCAGATATTGGAGAAAAAAAGGCATCTTGCCATCGCAGCACATCGTTAGTGCCAATGCCATTTATAGATTTCTTACCGAGGATTGCCATATACGAAGAGAAGCTACAATCAAATCGTTCAACAATGTCTTTAATCATTGTGAGGACATTCAGAATCAAGAAATGGATGATAAAGTGGCAGATTTCTTTGCCCATAGATGATTTTTTTTATGGGACAAATATTAATCCTATTTTTCCTATTTTTCCTAAAGGTGTTTTTGCCCTATCTTTGCACCCGTAATCAGACAAGTAAAGTCTGGTTGCGGGCGTTTTTTGTTTATAGGAATCCGGTACCGTTCCTGAAACTGAAATTTGGCGAATATCTCGCAGCCCAACCATAGGGTAACGCCAGTAAAGAGGATATTCCCCTGCTTATCGGAAAGCCTTTTCCCGATGATGGAGAAATGCTTCTTCACCTTGCTCTTGATGTCGGCATACCCTATTGTTATTGTCTGTTCTGTTACTGCCATAACTTATGCTGTTTGATAATACTGATTGTTCATGCTCATAGCCTGTGCCACGGCGTTCTGGTCTGCGCCCTGTACGATGCCGTTCTCTACCTGTCCGCCACCCTGCTGCTGAGCCATCGCCTGTTGCTGCTGGTACATCTGTTCCAACTGTGCCTGCTGTTCCTGCACGCTGGCAAGAAGCTTGTCTGCAAATGGTGCATTCAGGTTCTGCAAGTACTGAACTACATTGATGGCGCCCTTGTCAAGAAGCTTGTCGAGTGTATCGTTCTGCATCGTGTTGTAAGTTGCCGTAGCTGCCGCATTCTTGATACTGATCTTAAAATGGATGTCTCGGGCTGATAGTCGGTCGTACAGATAAATCTGAGTGAAGTTTCGGTCGTAAACCTTTCTTCCGTCTTCGTAGTACTGCTGGATAGTCATACACTTCTTGGTTGCCAGCTTCTCCGTAAACACGTCCATATCCGATAGGATGGTATAGAGTGAAGTGGTAGCGTTCTGGCTCTCCTGGGCATATCTTGCAGCTGATGTTCCTGCCGAAGGGGTCTTGCCCTGCAAAGCTCCGCTCACGTTGGTAACCTCTCGTATCAGGTTCAGCTCTATCTGCAAGAGTTCGTTTGTTCCGATATTCACCGCATTCGATGTGATAATCTCTGGCTTCACCTGCGGCATCGTGCGCTTTGGCGTATAGAATATCCATCCATCGTATTCAATAGCATCTTCCATAAACTGTTCTTTTGTCTTGCCGTTCAATACGGTTGTCGGAATCATCTTGAAGCCCTTGAAGCTGCTTCTGATAGCCATGTCGTTCATCACTATCAGGCGGTTGATGTATCTCTGCTGGTCTATCACGTTCGCCATAAACGGATGAATCTCTCCGTTGATGTACGGATAGAGTTTCATCGTAAACGGATGGCTCTTGTAGTCGTAAGGAGTTTCCCCCTGGCAGAGGATTGTTCCGTCTGGTGCCATATAGGTAAAGTACCAGTACTTATCGGCAATCTCCTTGCTGGTAATGTAGGCTCGGTCTTCTTCTGCCACGCCCATTTCGTCATACTGCTGCTTTCGCTTGATGTTGTCCTTGCGTAGCTTCTCTATCATGGCGGTATCTTCCATATCCACCCGGAAGTAAGCGCTGGTTCCTGTGGTAGCGATAGGGTCGTAGCATTGAAGTCTGTGTTTGGTCTCCGTGGTCCACACTTCTATTACCCTCACGTAGTGCTTGCCCTTGTTGCTGTAGTCGAAGCTGAGATTCTCCAAAGCCTTCTCCTCATTGAACTCGTAGCCGTAGCCGCTATCATCCATATCCTGAATATCGAAGATAGTATCTAAGTCTTTTTCCGTCAAACCGTATTCCTGTCGCGCGAATTTCTGATAAAGGTCTTCCTTGCTTACATCGTGCAGCACACCAATCAGGCTTACGTCATTATGGCGTGGGTCGCTTCCGCATTCAAAGAACATGTGGTCTGCTTCCATCGCATCTGTCCACGAATCGGGCATTTCAAGGTCTCTGTCTTCCCAGCACTCTCTTACGAACATCTGACCGCCTATCAGATAGTCCTTGATAGCGTGGTTCAGTACGTCCTGCATATAGGTGTTCTGCCAGTTGCACTGCATCGTGGCGCTCATCATATCGCTCAGTTGTCGGGAATTGCTGTCCCTAGCAAAGCATACTGGCTCCGTACCCTGCTTGGCATAGAGTCCTGCGATGGATTCCAAGATACTGATCATGATGTTGTTGCTCATAGGGGTCTGGTTGCGCCGCTCCATATAGGTGCGCTCCGTCATTTCCTCCCAGTAGCCATGATGATACACCCTGATGGTGTCGCTCCACTGGTCTCCGTTGCAGTATCTCATCGTTCTTGCTCGGGTCTCCCTCACGCCGCTCAGATTGTTCCAGGCATTCTTGCATCGGGTCAGCAGTTCCCAGTCCTTTCCGTGTTCCTGCCGCTTCTTTCGAGCCTTCACGGAATCGTATCTGTTGCGCTGAGGCATCACCTTGCTAAGTGTTAATAATTTCGCCTTAACCATATTTGTTTACACATTATTAATTTATAGGCGCAAAAATAGTCTTAAATCCCTTTTTCTTTGCCGTGTTTCCGTGTGTTTGCATATTGTCACGGAAACACGGAAATATAATTGCATTTTCTTTGCATCTTTGCGGCAACGTTTCAAACAGTTTAAGATATGACAAAGGAAGAATTAGAACAGATGAATGCAGGTGGAGAATCTGAACAGCAGGTTCCTTCACCAGAACTGGCTGCGGAAGAGACTCCCCCGGTAGAGGATCGCCCTAACCGCAAGGCTTTCTCCGACCGATTCAAGAAGCGCCATGCCGACATTGATTTCGAGGACAAGGAAGCTCGTTATGCGGCTATGAATGATGATGCTGATACGCTCGGACGATACGAGGAGAGCGGAAAGGCGTTGTCTAAGGTGTTCGATAAGCACAAGTGGCTTGCTGTCTTGGCGATGGATATGGAGAAGAATCCAGAAGATAACCCATTCGATGCGATGGCTCGCTTGGGTATCGACATCAAGGCTCTGCTCGAAGACCCTGAGGGTGGCAAGAAGCTCGCCGAGATTCTTGCAAAACACAATGAGGAAGTTGCTGAGCAGAATGAAGCAACCGAAAGGGTTACGGAAAATATGCGCAAGTCTATCGAGCGCTTGGTTAAGCTCTACCCAGATGATGCCCATGATATGTGGAAGCAGATTTACGAGATTCACGACAAGGTGGAGAGCGGAGACATCCCAGATGATGTTTGGAAGATGCTCCACAATGCCAACAACTACGATTCTGATATTTCCTCTGCCCGAGACGAGGCGGCTATGCAGGCAAGAAACGAGAAGATTCAGAATAAAGTCCGCTCTTCCGCAAACGAGGGTATTCCTCCTTCATTATCTACTTCGGGGGCAGGCAATAAACCTGCAAAAAAACAGAAACGTGAAAGTTTCTTTGATGATATTAGAAATAATTAATCTATAAATATATGTATAAAATGAAGAAAGATTTTTTTAAGTATTTTTCAAGTGCTCAGTTTGTCTTCAAGATGCTTCTGATGCTTCTTGCCGTGGTAACAGGCGGTGGAATGATGGCTGTGGCAGATTTTGTAGAGCCGCAGATTGGTAACGAGGGTGTAAATCCTGCAGACAAAGAGACTGTTGCCGCAAAAGAGCCAGTGGACCCTAATGCCAACGACAGACTTAGTCCTGGCGGAAAGAAAGACGGTCAAGACCTTACAGGCTCTCAGGCTTCTAGTACACAGCTTCGTGAAGGTGGTCTTCTTGATAAAGAGTGGGATAGCGAGATTGTTAAGTTTTACCCTTTCAAGACACCGCTTCTTTCTATTGTTCGCCGTATGGCAAAAACAGTGAACATCAAGAACTGGTCAATCTCACATCAGCGTGTCGGCGGCGAGACTCTTGACGGTCAGACTATTCTGAAGATTGAATCTGCTGACACCATCGAGATTAATTCATCAAACTTCTCTGGTTCTATTCGCCCATTCTACAAAGGTACTACCGTCTTTGCTTCTGGCGTTTCAGGTTATGCGCCCGGCTCACAGACCAAAACAGAGGGCACACTGATGCTTTATGTGATTGAGGCTAATGGTAAAAAAGCGGTCATGCAGGCTGTCAACGGAAAACCTAAGGTTGCTGGAGACACAAGAGACAATCTTGACAACATGACGTGTCCAGAGATTCCTGTAGGCACAACGTTCCTTGCTGGTGCATCTGCTGCTTCTGAGTCTCAGCTCACCATTACACCAGAGAACTTCCAACCACGCGAGAAAGAGGTATATGTTCAGAAGAAGCTCCTGAACATCGTATTCACTGATGATTACGAGAAGGTAAAGAAGGAGCAGCCTATTACCGTTGCCGACTTGAAAACCGATGCTATCATCAAGTACAACCTCCGTGCAGAGCGTACCTATTTGCTTGGATGCAAGTCTCGCTTCAAGGCTGAGACTGGTGACGGTCAGATTGAGGATGTTTACACCTCTGAGGGTATCATTAATCAGCTCACCAACACATACGCCATCGGTGATACTTATACGCTGGGCGATTTGATTGCTATTTCCAAGCTCCAGTTCACGGAGTTCTCAGAGAACGACCGTTGCTTCGCCTTCTGTGGTAAGAATGCCATCGAGCGTTTGGAGAACATCAAGCTGGAGGGTAGCCACCAGAATGACTTCATTAATCACAATGAGTTCGATCTTACCTTCAAGCGATTCAAGGACACCTTCGGCTCTATGGACTTCGTTTGGACTCAGACTCTCGATCTCATGGGTATGTCAGACTTTATGGTTATCTTTGATCCTAAGGCTTCTCGCCGATACGTCAAGATTTGCAAGAAGGAACAGACAAATGATATGTCAAAGGGAGGTGGTGAGGTTCGTGATGCCAAGCGTTGGATTCATCAGGAGGCAGATAGTGTAGCACTTCGTGGCTACAACTCTATCTTGGTTGGTCCTGCTGATAAGATTGCTAAGATTGCCACTGAGACGCTCGGCACCATCATTTCTTCTAAGGAACTTCCTAAGAACCCATCAAAGGGAATGAAGGTTGCGCTCACGCAAGACTACACGTTAAAGGGAGCTAATTCGCCTACTGATGATGTCAAGTATGAGGCTGGCACCGTATTGTACTACACTGGCACTGCTTGGACTCTCTACGCTGGTCAAGATACAGCGCAGTAAATTATCACTATAAACCATCGGGGGCAGGTGTATATTGCCCTGTCCCCATTTATCAAGTATAAATATGATTAAGACATATAAAGCACGAGTAAATCAAAATAGCATTAGCTATCTGCTTTCAGGTAAGCAGGGTAATCAAGTTCGCTACCCTTTCGCAAATGGTAATGTCATTATTAACAAATACCCTTCACTTACGCTTCGGAACCGCTACTTTCAGGAACTTCTAGAGGCTAGCTTGCTTTTTGCCAACAACACCATTGTTCTCGACCATGAGGAAGAAGAGTACCCTGGCGAAAAGGCTAAACTTGAAGAGGAGAAGAAAGCGGCATTAAAGCCGGAAGGTGACGAGCCTGTAAAGAAGCCTTCGAAGAAAGCCCAGAAGGAAGAGATAACCGGCATCCGCACGGCAGAAGAGGTTATCAATTACGTAAATAGCCGTTTTGACAAGGATTGCAGAACCCTTGAAACTGCCATGAAGCATGCAGACAAGGCAGGTCTTGTTTTCCCTGATTACGGCAAGGAGTAACATATATAATAAAGTGAAATGAAGGTAGAAGACATCATAAAGGCAGTTCGTTGGTGCATAGACGAGGAATCCAACAACTTCTCATCAATCACCGATGAGAAGGATGATTTGTATATGGACAACATCATCAAGGCAAAAATCAACGATGCCCTGCATTGGATTGCAGTTACCGCATCATCCTCTGCTGCATTGGCTGATTCCAAGAAGATAGGTACTTCTTCTGCCACCCTCCAAGTGCAGGACTACGATGCTCAGAAAAGCATCGGTGTCATTACGATGGATGCCAATACTGAGGTGATCAATATCTCTCGCATTCGTGGAAATGGCTGGTACAAGGCGGTAGTGCCTATAGAAGATACCCAAGATGAGGCTGTCATGATGTTTGATGATACTGCAAAGGGAACCATCGACCGACCACAGGCGGCTATCATGCGTGAGAATCCTCTGAAAATCCTCTTGCAGCCCAAGCCTACGGAAGCTGTCATTTCCTATATTGGTGTTCCGAAGAACGTAAGCACGACCGATTCTACAGATGTAGCTATCCCAGACCGCTTGAAGAATGCCTTCATCTACTATCTCGCCTTCTTATTGCTTTCAGCCTACGATGATACCAAGGCTACGCAAATGCACACGATAGCCTTGCAGCAGCTAGGCGTTAGTCAAACATCAAAATAATGAAATCATGGAGTATGTATCTACGAATTATAGCGAAGAAGAGGTTGCATGGGTCTCCCCGGAGATAACCTTGCAGCGTGACATCTACCTGATGATTACGCTAAAGCGCCCAGGAAAACTGATAATCAGGCAGGATAGAGGCGATGGCAAGAAGCCGAGAGTTCCCATTCGTGCCCACAAGAACACCTGTGAGTTCAAGCTTCGTCTTCGGGTGATTCCCGAAACCATAAAGATTCAGATATTCACTTCATCAGAACCAAAAGAAATCAAATATGCCTACATTTAGAGATGATCCAAAATTAGGTTGCATGGTGCCGATGATGAAAACAGACGACATCAACGACCAAGCCATCACGAAAGACAAGATTCGTGACAGCAATGTTACAACCGAGAAGCTCGCTGATGGTGCAGTTTCTACGGATAAGCTACCTGATGGAGTAATCAAAACTTCGAAGATAGCGGATGAAAATATCACAACCGAGAAGTTAGCCGAAGGTGCTGTGGAAACTTCTAAAATCGCCGACCAGAATGTAACCAGTGAGAAAATCGCCGACCAGTCGGTAGATAACTCCAAGCTTTATCCTGAGGCAGTCACTTACGATAAGGTTAAGGATAAGGCTATCATCACCGAGAAGCTCAACGATCGAGCCGTAACCACAGAGAAGGTAGAGGAGAGAGCTATTACAAACCCGAAACTTGGCAATCAGTCGGTTGATGGAAGAGTAGTTCGTGAGGCATCCTTGGAGACCAAGCATTTCGCCAACGAGTCTGTAACTACGGAAAAAATCAAAGACGGTTCAGTCACAAATGAAAAGGTAGCAGACGATACGCTTGGCATTGAGAAGTTCGATCCAGAGCTTCGCAAAACCATTCAAGCCGCCACTGGTCTCCCTGAGGATTTAAGTCAGATGATCCAAGATGTAGATAAGTCTGTCAAGCAACTGAAAGAGAAGGACACAGACCTCCAGTCTCAGATTAACGATAAGCAGCGGCAAATCACTGCCAACGATGGTGATATTTCATTGTTGCAGACTCGCAGTACTCAGATGGAGGAAGCCATCAAGGGTATTTCCGCAAGTGGTGGTGCAAGCCAAGCTTCAGCAGTAACATACGAGAACACAGAGAGTGGTCTTGATTCTGTAACTGCACAGGGAGCTATTGATGAACTTGCAAACAAGATGTTCAACAAGGAGAACATTTCCCAAGAGTTCGGCGATTCAGAGGATAAGGTAGTCTCCCAATCTGCTCTCCCTTTCCGCTACATTCAGAATGAGGAATTTATCTTTGCCAAGGTAGATGCAAATGATAAACTTCTCTATGGTATTCAGTGGGATGGTACTCCTGTATTTGGCAAAACAAGTGCTGTTGAGGACAGATTGCAGACACAGGTAAATCTCTTGGCTGATAAGGTTACCGCTATCTTGGGTGGTGACAATACTACAAGTGCTATTGATACATTAAAGGAGTTGAAGGACTTCTTTGCTGGCATTGATAATACTCAGACATTGACAAGCATCCTTGCAAACCTCAATAGTGTTAGCACCAAGTTAGGAGAAGACATTAAAAACCTTCAAGATACAAAGGTAGATAAAGAGGAAGGTAAGTCTCTCATTGAGGATGAAGTAAAGGAGTGCTTTAGGGTAATTGAGAATGAAGAGTTCATCAAGGCTGTAGCAGATGCTGATAATAAGGTTCTCTTTGGTTTCTACAGAGCAACCGGCAAACCATACTATCCTCTCAATGATATGTATCATGTCATTCAGAATGAAGAGTTCTTTGCTGCTTGGGTTACTACAGTTGATAACAAGGTAATACTTGGTCTTAGAAGAGACGGAGAAATTATTGGTGAAATTCATGCAGTCAATGCCTTGAAGAAAGTCATCTCTTCTTTACGAGAAAAGGTAGATACTATTAATGCAAGTCTTCAAGAACTTCTTGATATATTCTCTTTGCAGGAATATCCTGAGTATCTTGCAGTAGAGAAAGATGCAGATGGAAGAATTCTTTCTGCTACATACAATGATGGAAGCCATTATGTGCATGACTTGAAATCAGAAACGTTTGATACAAAGGTTAATAAGGAGGTAGGTAAAACACTTATCAATGAAGATGTAGCAAATTCAAAAAAATCTATTGAAGACCAAGAGGAACGCATGGAATTAATAACTGATTCTGATGATAAAATTCTTGGTTATCGTGAAAAAGATGGTACAAAGGTTGAGAAAAAAATGCGTGTTGCCAGCCTCCATGTTGAAGACGGAAATGATTTCATCCAATATTTAAAGGGTAAAGGATATAACATCAACGCTTGTGATATGAGTGACGATGGTTATATAAGAATACCAAATCAACCTAGAAAGGCTATAGTCAACATTTCTGGAGTGACAAGCATGCCAACATCTAAAACCCAGAATCTACAGGCATGGATGGAAGTATGGACATTAGAAGGCATATACTTTAAGAAACGTGTAATTCTCAATGCGCAAGGAAGCAGTTCTCTCTATTTGGCAAAGAAGAATTTTGCTGTAGATATATGCAATGATGAATGGCTTGGTGATGATACCTGTAAAGTAAAAATTGGTAATTGGGTATCACAAGACAGCTTTCATTTTAAGGCATATTATACAGATGCCTTTAGAGGTGCAGGAGTTGTTTGTTATAAGTTGTTTGATGAAATATCAAAAAGTCGTGGATTGCGCAATGACAGGGCTTATAAGAGATATTACGAAGATTCAACATCTGCATCTTATGGCATAAATCAAAATCCAGAAATAGCTTATGACTTCGGTGATGAAGCAAGAACTTTTCCTGATGGATTCCCTTGTGTTGTCTATTTCAAAGGAGAGTTCTTAGGTGTTTTTTCTTGGCAATTAAAGAAACATCGTGACAATATGAAAATGTCAAAGAGTAAAGCGGAGAATATACATCTTGACGGTTATATTCGACAGAATCTCTTTTCTGCAAATGGAACATTGCCAAGCACCGCATGGAACCCGATGAGTGAGCAGGGATTTGAGATAAGAAACCCAAAGTCTCTTATCTGTATGGACGGAAGTAAATATGATGCAGACACAAATAAAGTGCAGGAGCTTATAGATGATACATCTGAAAGTTATGATGCTTCCAATAAGAATATGAAACTATCATTTCAAGTAAAAAAGTATATCATTGCCCTCAGCAAATATGATACAGAACTTACTGAAATAGAAGCTCAAATAGAAGCTGGCAGCAAGACCAAAGATGATATAAAGAATGAAATTGATAAAAGATATGATGTAGATGGTATCATTGATTATCTTTGTTTCTCGAATGTCATAGCCAACTATGATGGATTTGCTAAGAACTGGCAAATTGCTTCTTGGAATGGAGTAAGATTTGGTGTATATCCTTATGACCTGGATGGTGTGTTTGGAGATTTCTTTGACGGTACTTTCAGTTTCTCTCCAAAGGATAATTTCATGGAACCAATCAACTTGATGGGAAACATAAAGGGATGTGGTGGAACATATTGGGTATATAAGTATTTTGCAACAGAGTTGAAGAAAAGATATTCTGAACTCAGAAAGGCTATACTTACAACAGACAACATCATTAACCTTCTTACTGATTGGTGTTCTAGAATTGGAATTGACGATTTTGAGCAGGAGTATGATAGATGGAAACAATCTCCTTGTCATAGGGATAGTAACATAAACACAGAATACTATACCCCATGTACATATACTGATGCAGGAATCACAGCTTCTGGTCAGAAGGTATGGAATAAAGATACAACTTATACTGCTGGTAGTTATGTAGTATTCGAGCATCTTGCATTTAAGGTTATTAAGGATTGCACCAACGTGTCTCCTGTAACAAAATACTATTCAGAAAGACCATTCTATCTTGGACATTATGATAGTATATATCGTGTAAAGAAATGGTTAGAGGAGCGACTTCCTTTGGTTGATAATTTAATTAATTCATTAACATAATTAAAAAAATAAATAATATGGTAAAGTGTTTAATATCTAAACTTTATGGTTCGGTAGATAATGATAATCTTCCGAAACTGAATGAATTTAAATTCATTGTGTCAAAAGAATCCAAGGAAACTTTGTTTTCCTATATTTCTATGAAAATGATAGCTTTTGTAAAAAGCATAGGAGGAGATTTCGAGGCAACTTTGGATAATGGTGCTTACTTTCAGCGTAATGATGAAACGAATGGTAAAAAGCACACTACACTTAGATTTGCAGATATTCAAAATGAGACTATTTCAGATTATGCTATCAAGTTCCCTAATACTGGAGTAACAACTATCACCATTAAGGGAAAATACTATTTTCCAAACTATAATGGTGTTTTCATTACTCCGTACAATAGTCCAAGTGATTTCAAATATATTCACTTGTATAAGATTAGAAATGCAAGTAAAGAAGTATTTACCATTGATGAACTTGCTCATCCGGAAGATGTTGTAGATGCTACTTGGATTATTTTCTCATACGAAGTCTTGAAGAAAATGGTTAAGCTGGAGGAATATAAAGGAACGGTAATAGACAATCCTTCTGCACTTCCTGATAGTTTGAAAACAATTAGTGGAACTATTACATCATGGGCACCAAATTCCAAAATATCAGGAAATATGTTGGATATAACATCAGGAGTTTCTATTGCTAACAATGATATCATTAATAACATGTTGGTAGATATGTCGAATCTTACAGGAAATAAGAGTTCACGAAAGAGTATTGTAATTTGGACAACAGCTGCTTATGCTCCTACAGAAGCAGCAAAGGCTGCTATCAAGAAGTTGAAATCAGAATGCAATTATTCTTCAATAAATATTGGAGGAGTTGAGCAAACTGGTGATTAACGGATAGGATAGTAAACAGAACACAGATAAAGAAGAAGGGTGAGTCATTGTACTCACCTTTTTTGTCATTAGAACATAGACTTTTCCATATTTGTGATAAAATATCTTAAAATATTTTGTGCTTTAATTCTTCTTGTATAACTTTGTGGCAAGTTTAATAATTAAACAATATGTGTATATGGAGAATAAAATTAAAGAAGTAATTAAAGAAAAAGGAATCAGTCAAAAAGAGCTTGCCAAAATGGTAGGTATGACTGAACCTGGGATTAGTAATGCTATTAATGGCTCCGCAACTAGAGAAACCATAAAGAAAGTAGCTGATGCGCTGAAGGTAGATGTGAAGGATTTAATAGTAGAAGAAGGTTTATATGCGAAGTATTCCGCAGACAAGACTCCTCTTAAGTTAGGAAAGGTGGAATTGCCTTGCTATGTTTTGAATAATGGCATGCGAGTTTTTTCTGGTCGTGGTATTCAAAAAGCATTAGGTGCAGAAAACAATTCAGGAACTTGGTTATCAAAATTTGTCAATAGTGGTGCTATAATGTGGAATATCAATCCCGGTGTTTTACTGCAATTTAATTCACCAATCCTTTTTAGGAGAAATGGCGCAGGAGGCTCTCAGTCAGTAACTTATGGGTACGAGGCAACCTTGCTGATTGACCTTTGCAGTGCAATTATTGATGCATACGAGAACCCGGACTTTGAAGTAAGTGAAACCTATTACAGAGAAGCTAACGTTATACTTCGAGCTGTTGCTAAGACTGGTATCATCGCACTTGTGGATGAAGCTACTGGTTATGATAAAGCAAAAGAGCGCTCTAAGACCGAGCTTCAAGACTGGTTAGCTAAGTATATCAATGCAGAGGCAGACAAATGGGTAAAGATGTTCCCAGATTCATTCTTTGAGGATATTTACAAAATGAGAGGTTGGAGTTGGGACTGCAAACCTAGATATATTGGCAAAATTATCAACGATATTGTTTACGAAAGAATTGCCCCTTTTATATTAGAGGAGCTAAGAAAAAAGAATCCAAAATTGACTAATGGAACTAGAAGATATAAATTCCATCAATTCCTTACGAGTGAAGAAGGGAAGCCATTACTAAAGCAACATTTAGCTATCCTTCACTCATTTGCAATGGCTGCAAATTACAAATGGGCTAGCTTTATGAATCTTCTTGATAGAGCACATCCTAAGCAATATCAAGAACTGGCTTTATTTGATGATTTTGATTTTGATTAAATTACTGAGGGAGTGTTGCTTAGCACTCCCTTTTCTTGTATTTACTCTTCAAGTTTTCTGTTCCTATTTTAACTTAGGTAAACTATCATCATCTACTGCACCAGGTAATTGGGTAACCAAGCACTCTTTTCCAGACTTCTTTAAGCATAAACTACCACAAACAAGAAACGCAACATCAACAATAGGCAGGAATATACCCATCTGAATATAATCAGAGATAGGTGCTTCATGATAGATTGCTGTTGCAACAAATGCAGCATCTATGATGATACAAACAAGTATGCCTATAGTATAGGCTATAATTTTTCCTTTCATAAGTTTGAATATTTAATTAGTGCAAAGATACAATAATTATTCAAGACTTGCTCCTTTTTTGCTGTTAAAAAATGTAGCCTGCACCAATCCACCAAGCAAGTAGCAAGCCTCCTCCCCATACATATTTATCAAGAACTGCTCGGAAATATGCTGAACCACATGCAGCATTTCGTGGCTGAGGCTATTCATATATTCAGCCTTCGAAGTGGACCATCCGATAACGACCACCGATTTGCGAACATCAACATTAGAATAGGTTATCCCCTTATTCGCTTCACCTTCGAGCACGAGATTACAGGCATCTTCGAGAGGAATGCCGCTGCATCCCAAATCCCGAAGATGCCTTCTTACCTTCATGGCATCCTTAGAGTGAACATCATACATTACGTGTACGGTCCAGTCGTATCTATCTATGTAAATCTCCTGCTCTGTCATATTTTATAAAATGTCTTCCCAAGGAATGCCTATGCCATTGAATGATGTATCTGCATAGAAGCGGTTGAAGATGAAACCGTCCTGCTGATCCTCATCATCCACGTAGTCCTTGATGAACTGTGCCATCTGCTTTTCCTCTGTGATTGATGAACCGTAGAAATCAGCCAGGCACATGTGTGCGATGTAAACAGCATCGTAGCCCACATTATTCTCCAGCACGATATTGTTCTTCTTCAGGATTTCATCAATATCATCCTTACTCATGATGCGGATAGGTTTTCCATTCTTCCGCATCTGCTTGATTGCCCACTCACACATCTTCTTATTGAAGTGCCATCCATTGTAGCGAAGATAAGCCTTCATTTCCTCTGGCTGATAATCGTAGGCATTCAATGATTGTCTGTATTTTCTTCCCATAATCTCAATCAATTTAAGAAAGGGGTATGCCCACTTTTGAGCACACCCCAAACTAGTTAGTAATCTTCTCCGTAATCACTTCTGTAATCACGTCCACGGTCTTCACGTTGGCGCATGTCTTCGTACTCTTCATGCTCTCGCATACCACTTCTGCCTCCACGACCTCTGTAATCGGGCATGCGGTTGCGCTCGCCGTATCGGTCACGTCTGCCTTCACGCTTCATTTCGCCCAGGCAGTTCATCGCCTTATCCAAGTAGCGCAAGCCCTTCTCCACGTTCTCATACAAGCCATCAAACTTGTCTTCTGTAATCTCAACCATTATCATAATCATAAGATTTTAAAAGTGAATAGATAGGAGATTACTTATTGATGCTCTGTTGGAGCCATCCCATCATCTTGTCAATCTTGCCCTCAATGCCGGAAACCTTGCCTTCCAGCTTGTTGATCTTCTCAGTCTGTTCCCTCTCCTTGGCTATCTGGGGGTTGAGTTGCAGTAGCATTCCCTCACAAGATTTAACGACTCTCTCATGGTAATCTACGCTCTCCAGTATCGCCTTGGATTGTCTCAGCATTGCATCGACCTCTGCACTCATGGCTTCCTTGCTATCGCTTACCACAAGATTCTTGTCGTTCGCTATCTGTCCGTTAGCAGGTAGCTGCTTGAAATCCACCTCTTCGTCACCCAGCTTCACCTTAACGTCCACCACAGTCTCCATAGGTTGAGGGGTGAAGCCATTATTGAAGGATGGGTATCTCGTCTGAGGATTGCTCACAGAAACAACCTGACCGATCTTCAAATTCGGGTTTTCTCCCTTGTCGAGCACATAGAATAAAGAATTTGTTCGTAGTCCTTGAAACATAATGTAATCTCCTATTATCTATTCTGTTGTTAAACAATACCCGTCATAAGTTGAAGGGTGTTAGTATCTCGCTCGAACCAGAGCTGAACTACTCCAGTTCCCGGCACGTCTGCAACCGTCAAAGCTTCACCATTGAACTTGGTTACAGCCTGTGTTGCTCCGTTGGTCTCGAAAAGGATAGGCAGCGTACCAGTCGTTCCAGTCGGAATAGCCTGACGCAGATTTACGAAAATCGTTCCTCTGTAGTTGGCATTCACGAAGGCGTGGTTTTTAAAGGTGAACACCACATCGGCAGTATTCACCTTCACGCCAGTAGAAGCGATAGCCGCCGAACCGTTACGATTCACCCAAGTAAAAGGTCTTAACCATAACATAGCAGCCTCCTTTCTTTAACCCCAGAATCCTGCACCGTTGGCAGCATTCAAACCATACAAGCCAGCCTGATAAGCAACGCAGTTAGGAACCGCAGTGAATGGGCTGTAAGGGGTGGTTACGGTCTCTGGCAGCTTGCACTTGATACCTGCCACCTCGTTCTGCAGACCAGCCAATACCGCATTGATAGGAGCTACAGCCTGACCCACGATTTGTGAAGTCATTGCGGAAGCCTTGAAGGTACTGTTCTCTTCACGCAGCGAATCAATTTTGTTCTGCATCTCACGCATCTCAGCCTGCTTCTGACCGTCAATGATGGTCTGAGTGCTCTCCTTGATGGCGTTATGCAAGTCACAAGTCTGTCTCTGAGTCTCGTAAGCCACGTTAGAGAAGCCACGCTCCTGACCTACTGCCACGTTATTAATGGCGTTCTGCAAAGTGCCAGTCTGCTGACAGATAGCCAAGCGATTCTCGCAGCAGCAGTCCGCAATCTGCTGAGCAATCTGCATATTACCCTGCTGCAAAGCATTGATGGTCTGCATACCGCTCATACCAACTTGATTACCCACGTTCTGAACCTGAGAAGTCAAGGCAGAAATAGCATTCTGAATCTGACCTTCAGTACAGTTGAGCTGAGTAGCGAGATTACTGAGAGCGTTACGATTACCGCCGATGGCATCCATCAAGAGGCTACGACCGTAGTCATTGTTAATCTCGTTAGCGATACCGCCACGACCGTTGCCGCCGAAGCCGCCCCAGCCATTGCCACCCCAACCCATAAGGAAGAAGAGGAAGATAACCCACATGAACCAGCCGCCTTCACCGCACATTCCGTTGTTACCCTTCATGGCGAGAAGCACGTTTGGATCCACACCCTGCTTCTGGAGCAGAGGAGCAAGGAGTCCAAGCATTCCGTTTGAACCTCCGTTTTGGTTTTCACCAAAGATGTATGTCTTAGATTCTGACATAATAAATGATAGATTAATCGTTTCGTTCACTATTGAACTTGGTGCAAAGTTACGAAGAAGCTAGCACCCTGCCTAACTATGCTCAAAATAAATTTTTAGCAAGTTAAGCCCCAGTTCCTCAGCATTTTATGCTGAGTCATTCCCTGCTCATTTATTTAGCAAAAGTCTAAACTATAAAGAAATCACCCTAAAACCAATACAACCTATCAATATTTTCACTACTTTTGCAGGAAAATAACTCTTTAACAATTACGATTATGAAGAAATTAGCAGTATTGCTTTTCGTTATATCCTTAACATCTTGCGGATACAAGAAAAGTGTAGGAGGCAAAGTATATATTCAATATGTAGGTTCAAATGGTCCAAGAATAACGGTTGCTCATTCAAGACCAGATTGTCCTGATATTGATTCGTATAGAGAAGTATCATTAAAGGATTGTTATGCTATGACCGTTTGTGCTAAATGCGTAAAAGAGGAGGATGCACATAAAATATTAAAGGAGTGAGCCTTGTGCCCACTCCTCTTTCTATATTAATTCAATCTATCCAGCTCATCCACCGCTTCCATCATGATCCTGTCAATATTCTGATTAGCGAAGTTGATGCTCTCGGTATCGCTAGCTTTATCCCTCATCTTCTTCCAACGCTTCATCTGTTTCTCTGCCAGCTCGATTACTCTCACCTTGGCAGCCTCCTTGGAGTTCTGGAATTGATAATACTCACCTATATTCGCGATTCTCTTATCAATCGGAACGTTCTTCGATTTCAGGCGGTCCACGTTCGCCATTGTCTTCTCCATTTCGTCCTTGTAGTTATACCACTTGCTCTTGGTTCGCTGCAAGCTGCTCTGCTCGTTTGGTGTATAGAGAAGAGAGCGAAGGAAAGGAATATCCTTGGTTTCCGTATCGTTTCCATGCTTGATAACACCGATAAGTCGCTCAGTAAAGGTAGCAGCGCCGCCACCGATACCACCGATGTAGTGATTCAGCATACTAGGGTTCGTTACCATATCCAGGAAACTGTTGCCCAGCATATCCTCATTACCCTTGGCTACATCGTTGGTCTGGGCATTCACCCATTTATTTACAGCCATATATCCGTCAGGCGTGCCCTTGTAGGCTCTCTGCCAAGCAGGGGAATTTTCATTCCAGTCACCACGTCTTTCAATCGGTGCACCCTTCCAGTCGGTATTCAACTCCCATTCCACGAAAGGAGACAGGGCGGAAGGAGAGATAGCCTTGATAGTTTCATTCAATGGCTCCTTGCCAGCCGAAGAGTTACCGAGATAGTCCATCACCGGCACAAGCTGCGACATACAGCCCACGGCATCCAAGGCAGGATTCTTCTGTCCGCTCACGTTTGGCGAGAAGGTCAATCCTGCCGCTAAGTCGCCCAGACCATAGAAGGCTCTCAACTCGATGGCAAGCGGAATCGTTACAAACTCGCCACCGCCCTTGTAGATGCAGAGATTATTTCTTCTCACGTAGTCAGGCAACTCGCCGTATGGGTCCTTCACTCCCTTTCTGTCCTTCTCGTCCTCACTCGCAATCAGCACATTGTTACCAAGTGCAGCCAACGCACCGAGAGCAAAAGGAATGGCAAGCATATTAATAGAAGTACCCACAGGATGATTCTTCAAGTTCTTCACAAGAAGATTTGTACTCTGAATACCGGCATTAAAGAACATAGAACAATGTCTGAGATAGCTAGCCGTAAATCCGTAAGCCCATCTTGCAGCCGCCTTGCCGCCAGTCATTTCTCCGTTCTTGAAACTCTTGATGGCATCACCGCTACCATGGCGGTTGAAATTGGTAGATACCTCCTTCGCATCATAGACCGAACGGATGATAGAACGGTTACTGTCTCGGCTCGCACAGTAGGTTGCGAATCGGGCGATATTCTCAGCCACCTCGTTGATGTTCGCCAGATTTCCGAAGAAGAAGTCACGAAGGGCAGCGCCGCCCTTGTCAATCTTGCTTCTTTCGCTCTTCACATCTTTCTTGTACTCCTTGGTCCAATCCTGCATGTTCTTAATCTGAACCCAACCGGTTTCGCCGCCGTTCTCCATAAACTCCTTGAAATATCTCTGTACCTTGTCAGAAGTATCAAGTGTTCCGTTACGATACTTGGCAAACAAGCCCAAGCCTGTAGTTCCGCTCAAATCCTTGAAGCTGATATTTGAAGCACCCTTATATAACCCCAACTGGGCATAGTACTTCGCCCAGAGCGCACCATATCTGGCGCCCTCCTTGGAAGTAACGTTGCTCGATGCAAACTCAGCATCACGCATGATGTTTCGCATCACGAACTCAGGGTTATAAGATGTACACAACTGCGCCATCATTCTTGAAATAGAACTCAATGGTTTCATGATACCCTTGGCACCCGAGTTCTCCAGCAATCCATTCAACGCCTGCGCTGCTCTTGGATTTCCATTGATAATGAATGTATGGGTTCTTCCGGCAATCTTCACGTCCACGATATGCTGCGATTTATTTTCTGCTCTTTGGAACTTATAGCCAATCTTGTCTCTGCGATACACCTTGTATGCCAAGCCCTGTGATTCCTTCATCTTCATATCCTTGTTGAAGTCTGAAACAATCTGGTTGATTTCGTCAGCTGTAGCGCCCTCTGGAATATCAGGGTATCGCTCATGGACGATGTTCACCACTGGGTCCTTCTCATACCAAACGCTTGTTTCGGTAATCAGATTGTTGCCCGAATTATTTCGCGCGAATCTTGCGAAAGCCTGACGGATAGCATTCATACCGCCGTTCTTGATGGCTCTGTTGCCCATCGCACCAATCTGCGCCAGCACATTTGTCTCACTCAGATACTTGTGTCCTCTCGCTCTCATGATGGTGCTTCCGATATAGCTCTTCGGGTCGCCCTGCTCGGTAATGTAGCCGTAGGTGTCTTCCGCCGTAGCCTCATCATACTTTCTCAAAGGCACATACCAGTTGAACATATTAGACACATGACCGTGCAATTCCTTGCTGATGATGCCGTTCTTGTAGTCGCTGTCAATCGAATACTGGGTAGCAGCCTTCACCTTATCCCAATAGTCCTTCACGGCTCCCTTCTTGATGCTCTCCATCTTCGCTTCCGAATCCATCACGCTCTGGATAGCCTCTGCATCATCGTATGGGTCAGAAGATTTCGCCACTTCCTGAATGGCGTGAATACCCGAATAGTCGTGCTCGCCAGCCTCGAAGTCTGCATCAAAGTGATTTCTGATGCTCTCGTCCAACTGTCTGTAGTACTCCTTCAGGTCGATGTTGCCAGCCTTCAACTCGTTGTCAAGATACTCCTTATCGCTATAATAACTGTTTTCCAGGAAGTCGGCATCCTGCTTCTTCTGCTCATCCATTCTCATCTGTTTGAGGAAGTCACGGACGAAGAACTCTCTGTTTCGCTCCAAGCCGTGCTTGGTAATCATATAGAGATTGAAGTTTCTTATCTTCTCATCATCCTTCTTGCCATCGAAGGCATCCAGTACGTCAGCCATCGCCTTGTCAAGAGGCTTCATCACGTTGCGCTCAAACATCTGAGCCGCATTGCTCATCGCACCCTGCATGGTGTTCTGCAACATATAAGGATTCTCAGAAGAGGCAATATCCTCAATCTTCTTGTCTGGCACAATCGCATTCATCAGCTTCTTCAATGAAAGCATATTGTCCATATAGCTCTCGGTGAACATATAGCCATGCTCGTCCAGCGAACGGTGGTATCTATCGAGTGCAGTGCCGGCAGATGGGGTAGTGCGGAAGTGAATCTCACCATCTGTAGCCTCATCCCACTCAGCCTTGGTAAGATTATCCATACTTCTAACCTTACCGTCATTTCCGTAGAACATGCCATCATGCGCCACAACAGCAGGCATACGCTCATGGTCGAGACGGTATTTCACCGCCTCGGCTCTCATCTTCCAATAAGGATCATTCGGATTCTTCTGCAAGTTCTTGCTCAACCAGAGCAAGTACTTCACATCTTTAGTATTAGGAGCAATACGATAACCGATTTCATGAAGGAAATCAGATACCTTATTCTTAATACCATTCCAGAAGCCAGCTTCACCCTTGCCATCCTCGGCGAGTCGGGCGATACCTTCCTCAATGGCATCATAGATATTCAGAGGATTGTACTTTCTCTCCTCATCCACCAGCTTCTTCAAAGCTGCATTCTCAGGCTTATCCAAGTCATACCATACATCACGAAGGAACTTGTCGAATCGTTCATCACCAAACAACTCTCTCATTCCCTTGTGTCCTACTACCTCATGCCAGATAGTCTTCTCGGCAGTATATCTATCGTGGATATTAGGCATGTAAAGATGCACCTCGCCAGTCTTCTCGTCATACCAGCCAGTTATCTTTCTGCCTTCCTCAATAGCATCCTTCGCCGCCTTGTTGGTGATTTCATCAACCGATGAAACCATCTTCACCTTGCCGCCAGTCTTCTGAGCCACCTTCTCCACATGGCTCTCAATCGATGAAGCGGGGTAGTTGCCATCACCGTGGTCCGTGCGGAACTTAGTACCGCCGTCCTTGCCCCATACCTTGAAGGCATCCTTTGTCATTTTTACGTTGACGAACTTAGCCTGAGGGAACTCCTGTTCCAGTTCAGCCATCTGCTTCAAGAACTTCTCCTTGGTTTCAGGGTTCTGTCTGCCTTGCTCTACGGTAGTGATAGGCACACCAAGTTTTACAAGCTCTCTCAACTGGCTAGGGGTAACTACGTTCCAAGGGATAGCCAATCCTGTTCCTCTCAGTTGGTCGGCGATTTTCTCAGCAACCTCCTCGTCAGGCAATATTCTTACTGCCTTTCTCCATCTAGAGAGCATCACGCTTCTCTGTCTGTCCTTTGGCAGGAGGCTGTTTACTGTTCCAGAAGTCCAAGGTACCAAGCCCACAGAGTTCTTTGCGCCTTCAGCGTGATAACCGCTAGTCTTCTCGCTCTCAGGAATCTCCCATTCCACAACCTTGATGTTGCCTCTAGCGTAAGCGCCAGAGAACTGATCGTTCATCACCGAAGTGGAAGTGTGCATGTAAGGGTTATAAGCCGCTGGCACTGGTCCTTCTCCTGCCCCAGGGTTCTTATCGGTCTTCACAAGCTGGAACTTTCCGTTCTTCACAAGGTCAGGTCGCTCGTCTGCGCCCATCCAAGCACCAATCTCGGTAGCATCGGTACGTTTTCCGTCAATGATAGCAGCCATAGGGGAGTAAAGCTTACCGTCCACCTCCTGCATTCCGCTATACATTCTGAAAGTCTTCTCCTTGTTGAGGCGGTCCAACTCGTCCTTATCAGTGACCTTATAGGAGAATCCGTCCTGTTCAATCTCATTCATGGAAATATCATCAATGTTTTCATTGAAATCATCCATGATGTCATTGATAGCACGATCCATCTTGTCCTTGTCGGAAATCTCTAAGAATTTCTTGATGGCATCCTTCACTCTCTGCAAGATAGAACGGTCGCCCTTTCTTGCAAATTCATGTGCGGCTCTCATGACTCTATCCCAGACAGATTCATGTACGGCTTTCACAGCTTTATCCCAGACAGACAAGTCCATCGCCTTTCTCTGTCTTGAATCTGCCATCTGAGCAGTCAACTCGTAAGCATCAGTCAGACCGTAAGGCTCTTCTTTGAAACGTTCCTTATCGTCCTTTACTCTGTCATAGATTTCGAGGATTGTCTTTACACCCTCTATCTGCTTAGGAGTCAGCATACCCTCAGCCTTGCCTTTCTTGACGAGATTGATAGCACCCATTGTTGCTTCATGAATCATTTCATGTAGCATAATAGTAGGGGCAGCGTAGTCTGGAGCCTTGGTTTTTGTCAGACCATCAATGTACAAATCAATATTTCTATTGATGTCAGCCTCTCCAGAAGCCTTGTTCGGATTCTCTTCGCTAACCTTGAAGGTTACACCGAGGCGCTTGTTTATATCGAGAGCTTTTTGGAAGAGTTCAGCCTTTGCTTTATCTCTATTTGTTTCTTTAAATATTCGTTCAACGGCTCCAAGTGTGAACGTTCCTCCTGGCTGCAATCCCCAAGTCTCTCGGAGATTCTTTGCTCTAGCGTCTCTATAGGCAAGTTCTCTGTCAGCGACGGCGAGAATGGTCTTATAATATTGCAGTAAATAAGAACCTTTATTTCCATTACCGTCATTCTTACCGCCGAGATGTCCCCCGTTGGACAGTCCCGATAACTTTTCGACTTTTCGTTCATAATCATTCTTGTAATATTCTATAACGCTTCTACCAAGATTAGAAAACTCATCCAGAGCAGATTCAAGATTATCAGCAAACAAAGATTTATCTCTGTCTTCTGTATGCTCTTCGATGTCCTTAATGGTAGAATCAAACTTCTTTTCAATCTGCGAAGATACGGTTTTATCTACATCTTCGGGAATGATTCTACCTTTCTTAACATCTTTTGTATCTGTTTTAGAATACTGCAAGCCTCGGTCCTCACGGAAGTGGGTTCCTTCATCCTCAGAAGTATTGCGCTCCTCCTGTACCTTTACGCCCATCTTAGACAAGCGGTCCAATACTGGCTTCAACTGCTCAGGCTTAAACTCAGCAAGCATATTGTTACCTCTTGTCTCGAAGTTATTGCCATTAACCAGTTTCAGCAAATCTTTATCCAAGAAGTACTTGCCGCCCTTCGCCTTGCTCTTCGGTACACGAAGCTCGTAGAAGTTGCCACGATTGTTGTCTATGCGCTTCACCTTTACTTCACCATCCGATGAAGTAACCTCGTCAATACCACCATGCCAAGAAGAAAGTTCAAACTTATCAGCCACGCTGTTGATAGGCGCATCCGTAGTCAAGCCCTTAGGGTCGAATCTATCTGGCATCAAGATACCAGTCTTCACCTCGCCAGTATCAGTTGTATATTTCACCAGCTGACCGCCCAAGCCCTGATCCTTACTGTCAATCAGAGCCTGCATCAGATTACCAGTTACAATATAGCCATCCTTGCGGCTCTCGTTGCTGGTCAGTCTATCCCAATTATTAAGGTCTTGGTTCAATACCTTGATATGGTTATCGCCCATACCGGCAGCCTGTTTGGTCATACGGTCTATAGAACCGATAACATCTACCTTGTTTTCACCAGAACCCACCTTGCCGGCAATAGGGAAGGTGATCTTTCTTCTGCCATCCAAGGTAGCGAAAGATACGGTAGAGGCATTAGGCGAGAAGTTATCAGTAATCTTGATGTCGATGAGCCTTCCGTAACTATTGCCGAATCCGCTCAACTCGTTAGGATTGTTCATATCCGTAGGCAGAACGAAGGTTTCGTTTGTATCGAAGGTATCAAGCACACGGTCAAACATTTCAGCCTTGGCTTTCAGGTTCTTTACCACATCGTTCAGCTTATCTTTCTCCTGCTTGTAGATGTTGTCATACTGATAGCCAGCCATCTTCTCAATCTGCTCATCGCTCATCCCCGAATCCTTCTGACCCTTCTTAGCATCCTTGATATACTTCTCCTTAGCCTTGGTAGCAACCTTCACCGCACGCTCCTCATACCTCTGAGTCTCGTCCGCAATCTTCTGGTCGAAGTACTCCTTCACGGCTGTCTTCTTCTCAGCCTTGTATTCCTCCCAAGTCTTGCCGCCAGTCAAGCCTTCCTGCGAAGCCTTTACCTCAGCAGCCTTCATAGGTTTCTTCAGGATAGCCATGTTCACCTTTTCTATATAGGTGTTGTCGGCAAAGGCATTATCGCCGCCTGGCTCTGCGCCCTGCTTCCAAACTTCCTTGCGGATAGTCTTAGCCTTCAATGGCAGCTCGGTAATCTCCAGGTCGTTCTCACCCATTTCGTTGAGGCGCTGAATCTCGTTGGCATAAAGCTCGCCAATCTCCTGCAACATCTTCTCCTGCTCGCTTACTCTCAGCAGAGCCATACGTCCCAGCAACTTGCTTGCATCGGCACCAGCCTCGCCGTCACCGACACCACCGCCCTCGGCTACAAGTCTCTGTGGGTCGATGCGTGACAAATCTTCTCCAAGGCTCTTTTCCCATCCAAATGGGTCTGCCATGCGAGAATAAAGGTCAAGATGCTCAGCCATATATTCCTTAACCACCTTATCACCATACTTGTTGGTAATATCGGCAACTTCCATTTCGTTGAACTTGCTCTTTTGCGAAGAAGTAGTATTGGCATCAAGCGACTTTAACTTAGCCTTGAACATCATCAGTAGTCGTTGCTCGGCAGGAATCAGGGAAACCACATACTCGTATGCACCTCTTGCCACCTGACCGGTTCGGTCGATACGTCCACGCATCTGAACCTCATCATTCACATCGAGCTGCTGCTGCGCCACGATCATCACACGCTTCTTCTGGTCCTTGTACTTGCTCGAAGCATGAAGAGAGATACCAGTGGCAGCACTCTTATTCAGAATAAGCGCATCAATCTTGCCGTCATTAAAATCGCGCGCCAGTTTCTTCTTGTCGGTATCAGCACGCTTTATCTTGGTAACAGTTCCGTTCTCGTTATACACGAACTCGGTCTGTCTTCCAGTCAACTCGCCCACCTTATAGCCTGCCTTCTCCAACTCATTCTTGATAACATCAATAGGAGAGAGGGAAAGACCTGTACTTGTCTGCTCAATCTTCTTCTCCAGTTCGTGATAAGCCTCAACAGCCTCGTCTCCCAAATCGGCAAGATTGATGTAGCCGCTCTCGCTGTTATCCTTGGCATCCTTCTTGGTGTAGCGAAGTGTACCTTCAAGACCCTTCTTCAAGGATGTGCCCAAGTCTGGTGCGTCCATTTCCTCGCCTAGTGCGAAGTTGCCGGTCTGCGATTCGTTGGTATTGTTCAACGCAATCACAGGCTTCATTCCCTGCTTCAAATAGTCGATGGCACGCTCTGCGGCAGACTTGGCTTTCAGGGAGAGAAGCACCTGCTGAACGGTATTGAATGCCTTGCTTGCGAAAGGCTGGTTCTTGATACCAAGGGCAGCAGTACCCTTCTTGATACCCATGGTAGATTGGATGGCAGCTAACTCGTCATTACGCTCATCAACGTAACTTGAAACATATTTCTTCTGGAAATTGATAATATCATTAAACAATCCGATGATACTATCATACTGTTCTCGCTGTTCCTGTACTCGCTCAGGATCATCAATCGCCTTCCAGTCGATGGTTACGCCAGTCATATCTCGCTCACGGCGAATCATCTGACCGCATTGTGTCAAGGTTTGGCTCATGATCTCCTGCAAGGTTGCACCACCACGCTTCACCGCATCAATCAAATCGGATGATTTCATACCGCCCTCGTTCATGGCAGTACGCAAAGCGTAGATAGGCATATTGTCTGGTCGTTTGGCAAAGGTAGCAGAGAAGAAGGTAACGTTCTTTGCCTTCTGAATAATGTGCTGGAAATAGTTTCCCTGACCGCTATTGCCACCAGCCGTATGGCTTTCGTCAAGGATAAGGTAAGCATTATCCATCAGTTTCTCGATGGCATCACGTCTTCTTTGTCCGCTGAGAGCGGCAGCGCCGAATTTCTTACCCTTCGCAAGTTTTTTCTCTTTTCTGGCACCATTCTCGTCAAACTCGTAAACGCCATTGCTTACTTGGCTGTAAGTAGTCAATACATAATCGTACTCGTCTGGCAGCTTGCCGTTCTTTTCGATGTAGTCAAGCACTCGCTTCACCTCACTCTTCGATGGCAGGGCGAATACTACGTTTCCGTCTGAGTCGGTAATGGCAGCTTCCTTGGCACTACCGAATACAAATGGTCTCAGCTCTGGGCTTCCAATATCCACCAAGTCACGATAAACATCGCTCAACAAGCCAGCGGTCTTAGTGAAATATACAGGAACCTGCCCCTGCTTCTTGGCGTATCTGATAAGTGAAGCAGCCTGTCTTCCCTTACCTATACCAGTCATATCGCCGATGATGAATGCGTTGCCCTTCTTTGCCTGCTGCAAGGCAAGAGCTACTGAGTCAACTTGCTCCGCTGCAAGGTGAGAATACAAATCATCCTTGTCATTATAGCCCAGTTCGTCAACAAGGAACTGGTCGGCATCGCCCAACTTTTCAAGATTCTTATTCACCGCCTCCTGCTGGTCGGCAGGCATCACAGCCTTCAAAGTGAATGGGTTTCCACTCTTTGGGGCATAGGCAACCTTCTCAGTACTTAGTCCACGTACGGATTTGTCCACCCGCTGTAATTGTCCCCGTGGTCCGCTTCCGCTCCCGGTGATGGCAGGTTCATCAGAACTTGGCTGAGTGTCATTCCCTCCAGCTCCTCCTGATCCAGATACTCGTCCGTCATTGGCTCCAGCGGTTGGTTCTTTGCTTGGAGTAGGCTCTGCCCCTGTTCCGTCTGTTCCAGTATCTCCACCAGAAAGTCCTCCATCTTCTCTTGGCTCGGTTCCTCGTTGATTCTCCAAGTCATCATGGGTTCCTGATACGGAAGTGGAGTCAAATAGGTCAGACTCTCGCTCACCATCTGGTTTGCTTCCTCCTCGTTCTCCTGCTCGTACTCCCTCTTTAGGAGCACCAGCAGCGCCTTGTTGATCAAGTTCTGATTGAGCACTTCTTGTTTCTCCTCCGATGGAAGAATCCATCCGTTCACTTCGTAGTATATCATCTTCAATTCGTTTATAAAGTTCGTCATAATCTTTCACGGTCTCGGCTCTAGCCTTATCCTTCACTGGTGGAAAGGCATTCTCATTCAAGCGTCTTCCGTTTATCAATATCATACGTGTAGGAAAGTTAGTTCCCTGCTTGGCAAAGAGACTTCCATCCACATTAATCACGTCCTCCACATTATAGTGGCTATAGAGATAACCAAGGAAAGCCTTGTCTTTTGGTCTCAGACTTCCGTTCTTGGCGTATTCCGTGTTGCCGCCGATGATGATAGCAGCACGTCCGTCACCCTTCATGCTGTCCAAGGCATTGATAGCCATTTGTCCTTCCAGAGAAGAAATCTTGTAGCCATCATAGTCCTTTGGTGTAGCACTACCGAATGGTGGATTGGTAATCACAATATCAACTGGCTTTACGTTGAATGGCTGGGTTCCGTCCTGACTGGTCACTTTTCCGAAGCCCTGTCTGTTCAGATTCAACAATCTCGTATCGTCAATATCGTTCACATGCACCTTATCCATTGGCAAGCCGATGGTAAGCATACCGTTTCCGGCACTAGGCTCCAGAACACTCTCAATCACCTTGCCGTTTCCCTTCACATACATATCTGCCACGAAAGCGTATGGGGCAGGTGTAGAGAATTGTCCCTTCATCACTCGCTCGGAATCTCTCTGGTTGAGGCTCGGCTGATTCTCATAGAGCTTCTTAATGAGTTCAAACTTCTTGGCATCGTTGGTTGATTCAGAAGAAGCAATACCTCTTGCTCGCTTAACAATGGCAGTTTCAGCAAGCTCCTGAAGGTCCGTGTCCTTAATATCCTTCAAACCAACTCTCTCAGCTATCTTTCTCAGCTCAGCAATACCGTTAAACTTATGTTTGAAAGCCAACTGAATGTTCACGGCATCAATAAACTTCTTCTCGCTCATCTTCCTTTCCTCGGCACTCTTGGAGTCACCCACCAGATTCTCCTGATGCTTAGGCGAAGTCTTCTCGTAGTAGTCAGCCCAATCCTTCAAGCTCATGCGCTGCTCACCATCACGATAGCGGATATTCATCATCTGCTCATAGATAGCATCCACATCTTCTTTCTTGAAAACCTTGGCAGCAGGAGCAAACTCCTTGCGCATTTCCTTCACCACGTCTTCAAGATTGTGCAT